ACCTATAGCGGAAACTAAATTGGCTCCTGGGTTGTTTGGGAATCCATAAGAAGTTGCATTAATGGCTGTATTAACGTCAACCATATTACAAATGAGGTCAGTGTTATAGGTAACTTCTTGAGGAGAGATAATTGAACCTATATCAAAAGAAGCGCCCTGCCCGTAATTGTCTCTTAAACCTCTATATGTAAATGTTGATGCATTGGCGGTAAAGCCCCAGCCGCCTTCCAATATATCAAAATACAAAGAACCGTATCCAAGAGCAGTTTCGGTAACTTTGACCATACCTTCCACGCCCTCTGAGATACGAACACCCGTATCAAGGTCGTTAGAAGCGATTTTTAGAATATCACCATTTTTGAAACTCTGGCCACCAGAAGTAATTTCCAAATAATCAAGCGACCCCAAAACATGAGAAGCTGCAGCTACTGCAGTAGCATTTGCTTCTTGTCCTTTTAGTACAATAGGCTCGTCTACAACGAAATCAATACCTCTTGGTAAAATATTGCTTATATAAAGAACGCTAGATATTTTACCAGAAAATGATTCTCTTACGTAATTCTCAACAACAGCAGTTGCGCCAGAAGTAATACCAATAATAGTTTTACCAACGTAATTTTGAAGAGCTGGTGAATCGGAAAGTTCTAGATATTTTGGTTCTAACCAAATGCCATCAGAAGCTCTAAGAATATCTTTTCCTGGAAGATATACTTCAACATCTTCTCCATAAACAAGTTTGAATAGCAAACGATAACATTGAATTGTACCCTTAGAACGATAAACGTCCAAGATGTGTTTTAATAGGAATCTTTTACTTGTAATGGTTTTGAATGGAATACCGTAAAGATATTTTTGTTGGAAATGAATAAGAAAACGCTCTAGTGTGCTATCGATATCACGATAACCCATAAGCTCACGTGCTTCTACTATTGGACCACCATCAGCCGCTTCGTGAGTTGAACTCTCGGTTTCCATCCATTCGTAATACGCTTTAATGAATAGAATAAAGTTCTCACCATCTTCCTGATAAAACGCAGGAAGCTGAGACTCAATAAAATTTGATATAAATTTTTCTTGTGAAAAATCCATTAGTTTCTTTTCTCTTCTATGGTAACCGTAACATCATTTGGATCGATCACAAGAATATTTTTTGGGCCAGCAAAAATATCCCTATCAGCTGTTCTAGCGTAAACAGAAATATGACTAGTATAAGAAGCTATATTAATGCTGTTAAGTTTTACAATACCAGAAATATAATCTACAGTGCCAATAGTTGCTAATTTAGTTACCTGATTACCGACTAGAGTATATATGTCCATATTTCCATGAGAATCGTCTTCAAAATAACTAAATGGATACGCTACACCGTCAGTATGATTATATGTAAACTGTGAAGAAATCACTGATGCATGAGCGTAATGAACATTATAATCAGATCCATGAAATGCAATATGACTCTGAGAATACGTTGGTTGATTCTCTAAGTAAATTGTATTATTGAAATAGAGCGTCTCATTATAAGTTCTATTCACAAGAGGAGCCATTCTCTTAATAATACGGAAATCTGTCTGATTGCTTACGACGCTACTATCGCTGTCGTCAATATGAGCCACAAGACGGCTGTATCTGAGATCGGCAGCAAACATTTCTAAGTGTTGATCGCTGTAAACATTAATAGCCGACAAAACAATATTTCTAAGATCAGAAACTGTTTTATCTGTTGAATACGGGTCATATTGAACAGATGAATCCAAACGAACATAAAGATAGTCAGGATCGGCTGTTTCTACTCTATTTGGCAGAGCAATATAATCCTGAAGATATCTTACGATAGTTTCTTTTACATAATTTGGTGCAATTTCGCCCGCTGTTGGTTTCAGACAAATAATAACTCTACCATATTTCTTTTCTGGAAGCGTTTCTCCGCCGAACACAGCAACGTCAGCTATCTGACCTTGGAAATTGTTTTTAACTAGCGAAGCGTAATCGTCTGATGAAACTGCTCTTTGCTGAGTTGCAAAATATCTTGGAGCATTGAAACGAACAGAATCGATACTCTCTTGATTGGCTCCACCAGAAGAATTAGCTGAGACTGTTACTGGAGCAGAAACAATAGTTCCACCATTGGAAGGACCAATGTCGTCTGAAATTGTAAGCTCGGAAATACCATTACCATCAGAACCGTTTGTTACGATGTATTCCACAAGAACTGTTGAAGCGTTTAATGGTTTTCTACCGAAATTGCCATCACCGAAAAGAATTTCGTATTGACCGTTTTGAGTAGATTGTAAGAAGTAAACGTTAGATGTAGAATCTAGACCAAACAATGTTGGCTTTTTGGTAAATAGTGTGTTTGAAGCTCCAAAATTTTCTACAACATAAACGTTGATAGTGTCAGTGTCAATTTTTGGGTCTGATAAAATGAATCTTTGATTTTCGATATCGTAATTTACCAAGAATGATTCGTTATTATATGAACCTTCTTTAATTTGTAGATTAGCTACAGAAAATGTATCATTAGTTGAAGCATAAGTTTGAGTGTCTGTGGTAACGAATTGGAATGTACCGTTTGAGTTTGTCCCAAAAAATCTAGTTCCTTTTGGAACTGAAAGAATACCAGTAGTGGTTGAAATACCTGTGGTCTCGAACGCAATATTAACGTTAGAAACAGCAGCAGAATAAGATCTTGGGGTGTAATTTAATTCTTTGGCGTGAGAAATAATAGAGTCATATTTCTGAGCGGAATCCAAAAACATTTCGGATCCGATCATATTAAGGTAAAACGAATTCAAATATGTGTTATATGATAGAACGTCCAAGAGAACGTTCATGTTTGAACCTTCGTAATCGTAGTCTTTAAGAACTGACTGCGACTTTAGAAAGGTTTTTAAATTCTGTTTTAGCGTATCGAAATCGAGAGAGCTAAGATTTAGTGAGCTGTTTGCTGCCATTTATCGGACTCTTTTTAGGACTAAATTAAGAGTAATAGGTTCTGGGTTATTTATTACTTGATAAATCAATGTTATCTCAACAGAATTTTCGTCTTGAGGGTCAGGAAAAAGAACTTCAATTACTTCGGCTCGAGGCTCAAAATTTGATATTGTGCTTCTAACAAACAATTCTATCTCTGAAGCATAATCTCTGTAATTTGGTTCGAATAACATAGAAGTAATATCGCAACCAACCGTTGGTTGGAACAATCTTTCGCCAAGGTTAGTGTAAACTAGGTTCTTGATAGATTGTGTTATCGAACGTTCATTGACAACTTTTGTAAGTTCATTGCCAAATATAGTTTTTGTGAACCCATTAGGAACATCAGAAAAATATTCTATTTTCTTATTAGAACCTATTAGCGTTTCTGCTCTAGTGACCATTTAGTTTACCTCTACGAAACCGCTAGTAGAAACGGCTTTAGGATTACAATGCTCACCGCCCGCTGTGGGGCACAAATTATCTTGCTGGGCGCTATCGTTATTAATAATGATAGATTTGCCACCTATTTTAATAAACGTCTTAGAAGCTATCAGTTCCCCATGACCATGGGTATTTTGATCGTTCTCGACCGCCCACAACTGCCCACCAATCGTAACAAACGACTGTCCGGAAACCACCGTAGTGGCTCCGCATGATCTTTGATCGCCGTGTTTATGAGCGTATGACATATATTTATTATCCTTGCTCGAATTTTATCTGTGGAGACTTGATAGTAATTGAACCACTTTCGATAGTAATTGTAGAACTACCAACTTTGAGTTCGATTTTAGTATCGCTCTCTATTTTTGTATCGCTTTTAGATTTGGTGCTTATTTTCGCCCCAGAATTAGCAGTCATGTCCTGATCGGACTGGAACAGCATGGTGTCCTGAGAAAACGCCTTGAATGCTTGTTTAGACTCTAATTTGATTTTCTGCTTGGCAAAAGCGTCCCAGTTTTCATTGAAATAATATGCGGTGTCTTTGTTGTTCATTTGGACATATTTGCCCTCATGACCATCTACTGTATCGCCTTCGACCTTAGTATATTTGTTCTTTTTGAAGGTTTGTCTATGATCGCCATTAACGCCAACATCGTTTGTACCTGAAGATCCACCAGCAATAATTTTTGCAGAGCCGTCTTTCACAAGCTCGATTTTCTTACCACCGATACCGAACATGCCGTTCATTTTGGCTACAAAAGAACCATCACCACCAGACTCTAATCTAAAAGTTGACTCTGTATTAAAATCGTAATGACCGTCGACGTGAACAGAATGACCTGCTCCAGCATATGAGTGTTTATTTCCTGGAGTTATTTCAAAATGACCTTCTTTGACATCATCATCTGCTTCAGTTACTTGATAACCACCAGAAGGGTTTAATTTCTGACGAAAAGTTTTCTTTCCTTCTTCAGCGTTTACATATACCCAATCATGACCACCACATTCGTCCCAATTACCATGAACGAAACCGTATTTTGGTTTGGTTTTCTGGTTACAGACTTTAGACTTTGGTGCTTTTTTGTTATAATCCTTATGCGCCATTTGTAGTCTCTTCAATTCCTAGTAGTGTTAGTAATGTTTGCATATCTGATATTTCAGTGTTAGAAAGACCGCTGTTGGTTTGTTCCGACCATGCACCAGATCCACCAATAGTTGCGTCGGGGAAGCCAGAACCTGCTCCTCCTCCACCACCACCAGAGCCTCCTCCAAGGCCACCAAAACCACCCATTAGACTGCCCATCATTCCACCAATATCACCTCCGCCCAAAATTCCTCCGAGTGTTCCAAAACCACCCATACCGCCGATTTGAGCAAGACTACCCAATCCGCCAAGTGCGCCACCGAGCCCACCACCGCCGAGTGCTTGCATTCCGACTTGTAGAATTTGATTGTTCATTCCCATTTGTTTCTGGAAATCTTCCATAACACTGGCTGTGCTTCCCGCAACCGTTCCGTTTTTTGATCCGATTTGTTCTTGTTGGAACATCTGAATAAGCTGCATCAACAGACCGATTAACATACCCATCATAGCAGCCATGTTGTTTCCGCCGCCTCCGCCACCAGCATTATTACCAATAATTAAGTTTCCTTGTTGAACTTCAATCTGTTTAATCCATTTATCAAGAACATCGTTCAAATAACGTGGGAATAATGGATCTGCTCCCTGACTAATAGTATATTGGGTTGGATCAACATAGAAATATTTGTCAAGATCAGCAGCAATACCACGTTCAACATTTGAGTAAATTTCCTCTTGTGCAGAAGCAAACGTATAAGTTCCCAATTCTCTTCTAACGTAATAAATTGTAGCTGTTAGGTCGTTGGGATCGATCCATTGATCGTAGCCTGGATATGGTTCGTTAGCAGGAGAACCATAATATTGTTTCTGGTAAAAGTCTGGAACTTCTTCTAGTGTAACTAGATTAGTTGGAACGATATCTCCATAATACGTTTCGTCATAAGAAGAAACTGGAATATTCAATGGTCCATAATAAATTGCTACTTTTAACAGAGCAGAAATCGCTTTAATGACGATTGGTTGATACCAGCTGTCTAATTGTTGTAATCCGCCATTAGGTAGAGTAATAAGAACGAACATTTTAATTACTCGTTCGAATCCAAATTTCTTGATAAGAATAGCGAGCGCCCCAACGAAACCATCAGTAAGAACGATACTCATTCCTGATGGTGTTCCTGTGACTGTGAAACCGCTATTNCCACCACCAGAACCACCACCAAGACCAGCGCCCATACTCATAATGCCCATAATCATAGACATGTTTTGGTATAATTGAGGTATTTGCTGTGCTTGACCTTGAGGGTCTACTTCTTTAACAGCTTTTGGTAGATCTTTAGTTCCCTTTTTAGCAGCAGCCGTTGTTGGTTTGTCACCACTCGGTGCAACTTTCTTTCTTACATCTTCGAGCTTTTTGGCTTTGTTTTTTTCAACTCCTGGAGACTCTGGATATTTTGGATCTTCGGTTTTTGGTTTTTCCTGACCAAGAAATTGATTAAAGAAAATAGTTAAATCTTTGTCAAAGAAATTTTCTTCGTCTGTGCTAGAAAAACCAGGAGTATCTGGACCTGCATTTTTAGGTTCGATCTTACCACCAGTCTTTTGGTCTTTTTGTTTAATCTTATTTGCCATTATGCGTCGTCCAATTCTCCACGTGCAATCGAACCTAATACGATTGGATACAATTCTTCGGTGTCATGTTCCATATAACCAACAATAACTCTAGAACCCACCTTCAGCCCGAACGGTGTTGGACCAATTTTATGAGTAGATGCATGAGTTACTGGTTGCATAAGAATAGCCCAAGGAAGGTCTTCGTCCTTGACTTTCTGTGTGTCGTCTTGATGACCATGTAAACGTATTTTTACACGACCAGATTTTGTTGGGTCTTTCTTATATTCAACTACATAACCTGTTCTTAATTTCACGGTTGACCTCCACCACTTTGATCAAATGCACCACCTTTAATAACTCTAAGAATCATAGTAGCTCTTGGGGTTTGTCCCAGCGGTTTAATTTTTGTTCTAATTGCAACAACACAAACCTGACCGTTGAATTGTTTTTCTTTACCTGAACCATCAGCAGTTCTCGCAGGAATATCAAGTTTAATCATAGAACCCAATTTAATCTTTGGGTTGAAATAGGTTTCCAGCTCTGCAGAATTTTGCATCAAATAAGAAAGAAAATTTGCTCTATTATCTCTGGCATCTGCTGTTTTGTGTTTATCTTTGTCGTTCGCTTTGTCAAAAGTTGTATAATGATGGACAGCGTCAGCGTGTTGAGCCTGACCAGTATATTCTGGCTGTCCAGGAAGTTTAAACTGTTGAGGCTGATCTGGATCTGGCGAAGAAACTTTATGTGTTGTCAAATTAAACGTTTTCTGCGCTGATTTAGTTAACACTCGAGTCGGGGTAAAAAACGAATCAGAAGCCTTGAACCACATTATAGAGTTTTGTCTATCTTGATCGCTTGCATTAGAAGCGTCGAGTGTTGTTGTTTGTTTTAATGTAACGACTGGTTGTTCTTTGAACAGTTTTTCGAAAGTAGAAAATACATACTTTTGCTGATCGCCTGTTTCCTGAAACAAAACATAACAAGAAGATTTATCTTCCTGGGAAACGTGTAGACGATTTAAGTGTTTTAATGCATCTAGAGGATGTTTATTATTAAGAATAACTCTTCTTTTACCGTCTGTCTTACTCTTTTTGTCGATTTGTAATTTGGTCTTGAAACCTTTTTTCACAACATCTTCTACAATATTGTCAGTCGTGTCGTTATAGCTTTTCTGCATATAATTACCTTGAGCGTTTAATAGCTCAGGACATACTGCACGGATATCATATTGTTTGTGTTTTAGGTTGGAAATATTATGAATCGACTGATCGTTCAGATTTTTATTCTGATACATTTTCAACTTATATTTCTTTTGACCGCCGCTGAAACCACTGTCGGCTCCGGACAATGTTATCTCTATGTCTTTATCATACGCTCCTTGGATATTATTTTTACCAAGAGCGTCACTATGATCTAGGACTCTAACTTCTGCAACTGGACCATATGGATTTAGAATGTCTTCATAGATATTCAAACCAACATAACTAGCTTGTTTGAAATTTGTTAAATCCAAATCTCCAATTTTTAGAGAAGATATTTTAATATCACCAGCTGGCATATTAGAAAGGTTCCTTCATCAAGTTAATTAAATTGTCAACAGCGACTTCTGAAAGATTCTTTTCCATCACTCTGATGGTTTTGTTGTATTCGTTCTTTTCTTCTTCATAATCGTAATATGAAACGCTTTCCCAATATCTTTCTTCATCGGCTGCAATGTTATTTGCTACAACTATCACAGAATCATTTGTTGATTCGTTCTCAACAATAGTTATAGCTACGTTTATTTGGCTTTCTGTTCCATAAATGTAACTATTACCAGTGACCACAATACCAGCTGTATTATTNGTNTCNTANTGCCCTCTCATGTGTTGCAAATAAACGAAATTAAGGTTAGTGTTAGTCAAAAGCGAAGAATTGACATATACATTTACTGTGTTCGACATAACAAATTGACCGTTACCAGTATTATAATTATCAAAAACAACTTCAACAATTTCGTTATTGACAAATGCGCTTAACTGGTATGCATTAGCAGATACGGAATATCTAACTATCTTATTCGTATCTTTATTCCAATTTGACTCTTTTCTTTTATAAGAATATACAACGCCGTTTTTGTAAATTGGTTCCCAGTAATATTGTTGCGCAACAGTTAGTGAGTTATATTCAGCTGTACCAATATTATTACCTTTATCAGACTCCCAATTATTTCTATAATATTTTATTTTTTGTTGGGCGTCTGGGATAGATCCATATTTCTTTGTTATGAAATCTGTAAATTGTTGGTTGTCT